GAGCGACAGACTGTCAAAGATCTTATCGCCATCGCAGCAGAAGGAGACGCAGCCATCATCCAACTCAACTCCTGCATCGCAAACTACAACAGCGTCCGAGAAACAGTAAATGCGGGGGTTAAATGATTGACGCCCAGCAGCTTATTGAATTGGGGATTAGTGCGGCTTGGGTCGATCCATTAAACGCTACTTTTGACCGTTTTGGTATTGATGACACCAAAAAGCAGGCCGCATTTATCGGTCAATGCTCGCATGAGTGCGCTCACTTCACCAAGCTAGAAGAGAATCTAAACTACTCTGCGGCCACATTGGGGCGGCTATTTGGGCACAAGTTTGGCCCTGATGAGATATCCGAATACTCGCATCAGCCTGAGAAAATTGCCAACCGCATTTACGCCAACCGCAACGGAAACAGAGACGAGGCATCTGGGGATGGGTTTTTGTACCGGGGAAGAGGTGTCATCCAGCTTACATTTCATGATAACTATTGGCACTTTGGTAAGGCCGTAGGGGTTGATTTTGTAAGGAATCCAAGTCTTGTTTCTAAGCCCATGTACGCTGCCATGAGTGGTGGGTGGTTTTGGGCTACGCACGGATGCAATCAACTTGCTGAATCTGAGAACTGGGAATTGCTGACAAAACGTATCAACGGTGGCACAATTGGCTTGAACGAACGTATTGCTTTAATTAAGCAGGCCCTTGACGTGTTAGCGTAACTATGCCGCTCAAAAAAATCCTATTCCGTCCTGGTGTTAACCGAGAAAATACACGCTACGCTGTAGAGGTTATCTCGCCCCAGGCCGCTACTGGATTTACCGGCGGCTGGTATGAAAGCCAGAATGTCCGTTTCCGTCAAGGCACTCCCGAATCTATCGGAGGCTGGGCTCGGGTATCTGGCTTTAACTATCTTGGCGTATGCCGATCCCTCTGGGCGTGGACTACCCTGAACGGCCAAGTCCTGACCGGCGTCGGCACTAACCTAAAGTTTTACTGCGAGCTGGGCGGTTATTACTACGATATTACCCCCGTTCGCGGCACATCGACCCTCACCAATCCATTCGCAACTACATCCGGCTCAAAGGTCGTGACGGTCACGGATTCTAGTGGCGGATATATCAACGGCGACTTTGTTACCTTCAGCGGCGCAACGGCTGTAGGCGGTTTGACTTTGAACGGTCAGTATCAAATTACCGTTACCACCGGCGTATCTACATACACCATCACAGCGGCCACTGCAGCCACATCGACTGCTACCGGCGGCGGCACAGTAACCGCTACATATCAGATTAATACGGGTTTACCCTATGAGCAGGCCACTACCGGCTGGGGTGCTGGCGGTTGGGGGACTGGTACTTGGAGCAATAGCGGCTCTACGCTATCCAAGATGCGTTTGTGGTCACAGTCTAACTTCGGCTCTGACTTGATCTTTGCACCGGTCTTTGGCCCGATCTACTACTGGTCTACCAGCAGCTCTACATATCTCTCTACTCCTGCCGTTGGGCTTGGCACACCGGGCCTTGGCGCGACGGACTATCCTTTGACTGCCAACTGGCTGATCGTCTCGGACACCAGCCGATTCGTGATTATTGGCGGAACGAATGACACCGGCAGCGAAACTTATAACCCAATGCTCGTGCGCTGGTCAGACCAAGAAAGCGTGACAAGCTGGACTCCTGACCCGACTAACCAAGCCGGTAGCTACACCTTGTCTCGTGGCACAACCATCATGACGATGGTTCAAGCCCGCCAGGAAATCTTGGTTTATACCGATACTGCCTTGTATTCCATGCAATACGTTGGCACTCCTGCGGTATGGGGGTTTACATTAATGGGCTCTAACCTGTCTATCGCAAGCCCGAATGCTGTGGCGTATGCCAGCGGTGCGGCTTATTGGATGGGTAATGGTAAGTTCTACATGTATGACGGTACGGTCAGAACATTGAATTGCGACCTGCGTAAATACATCTTTGACAACATCAACGTAGACCAATACAACCAGATTTATGCCGGTACCAATGAGGCGTTTAACGAGGTGTGGTGGTTCTACTGCTCGGCTGGCGCAACATTGAACGATAGCTATGTGATCTACAACTATGTTGATCAAATCTGGTATTACGGCCAGATGCCGCGCACGGCATGGCTGAACAACAACATCTTGCAGTATCCCATTGCGGCCTACACGACGAACGTCAATTCCAACAACTTGGTGAATCAGGAATACGGTACTGATGACGCTTCTGGCGCGACAACGGTACCTATTGATTCATACATCACGTCAGGTGAGTTTGATATCGATGACGGCCAAAACTATTCCTTCGTGTGGCGTCTGCTGCCGGATATTACTTTTGCCGGTTCTACGGCAAGCAATCCGTCTGTGACTATGACGCTGTTGCCGATGAATAGCTCTGGTTCTGGGTATACCAATCCGGCGTCAGTGGGTAATGTGAATAAGGGTTCTGTGACGCGCTCGGCGGTGATTCCGATTGAACAGTTTACAAGCCAAGTGAATACCCGTGTGCGCGGGCGCCAGTTGGTGATGAAGGTTGAAGGCAATCAGCTTGGTACGGCTTGGCAGTTGGGCATCCCCCGACTGGATCTGCAACGCGACGGTAGAAAGTCTTGATATGGGTATGCTGCAAAACGTTAATCCGCCAAGCCTGCCTGTGGCAACAAAGACCTACGACCAGTCGTACATGGACAGACTTAGCAACGCGCTGCGTCTATTCTTCAATCAGGTCAACGCCGTGCAAAACCTCTCCTTGTCCGGGCTCAACATCGACATCAAAACGCTGCCTACCCAAACCTCGCTGAGCTCTTTGCGAGTTGGGGATGTATATGTAGATACATCCGCTGGCAACGTTCTAAAGATCAAGACATCATGATTGACCTTCAGATAGAACACAACTTTGCTGGCGGCGTGTATGCACGTCGCATGATTCTGAATCCTGGCAACTGGGTTCAGCAGCACAAGCACAACTACGATCACATGAGCATCTTGGCTATTGGCTCGGTCATCGTGGAAGCCGACGGCGAACAGAAGGTCTACTTCGGCCCTACATGCATCGAGATTAAGGCGGGCACAGCGCACAAAGTCACGGCCATTGAGTATTCACATTGGTATTGCATCCATGCTACGGATGTGGCAGAGGCCGATGATGAAATGCTCAAAGAAGAGCTGGTGATGAAATGACGGAACGCATGTCTTCGCAAGACATTGTTAAGAAGTACTGCGCTTCCAAAAAAGAGAAGAACTGGAAGCATTACTACAACATCTTCTGTCACATGGTGAATGCCAATAAGCACCGTGTATTAAGAAGTGGCAACACGTTATTCATGATTGAGCTGGGCGCACCGCATGAAGCAGAAGTTTTTGTGATCAATGCCGATCCATACAAACAACTTTTCAAAAACCTTGAGGAATTTTGCCGAGTGATGGAAAAGGCCGGATTCAAAAAGGTCTGGGCAGAGACTGAAGATATCAATTTACTCCACCTTGTAAAGCGCATCGGCTACCCAATGACAATCGAACACGTTGGCGTAGGCGCAAACAGCCGTCCTTTGTACAAAGGAACGGTCAATGTCTAACGTATTGGATAAAGGTATAGACTGGCTGGAGGGAAAAGTACTCCAGCCGCTTACCAACATGGTTTTGCCGATTATCGAGAACGTTGCCTTGATGGAATTTGGTGTTCCTCCCATCATTTCAAACGCAGCTGTGGCCGCAATCAATGGCGGGAATCTGCAGCAAATTGCTTTTAGTGCTGCAACTGCATGGGCTGGCGGACAGATAGGTCAGCAAATTGGCAATCTGACTCAAGACCCAACTTTGGTCGGGCCTCCTACGCCAACAGACCAGTTAATTACCCAGGTGGTGACAAGCGCATCAGGGTCTGCTGCGGTACAGCTGCTTCAGGGCAAGAGCTTGACCACAGCATTAAACGCAGCCGTCTCTTCTGCGGCAGGTGCATTTGTTCAACAGCAGCTGGTGCAGCAAGGCATTCCTCCAAAGAGTATTACATCTTCTGTTATTACCGCCGCCACCGGAGCGGCTACCAAAGCCCTTCTCAATGGTCAAGATGTTATTACGGCAATTGGCAAGTCGGCCACGGTTGCAGCCATATCCTCTTCCATTAAAGGTAGTGTTGATGCACTAACAAGCAACAACAGCAAGCTAGGAGATTTGCAAGCGCAAACACAGGCTGCTATTAACCAAGCCAACGATTTTTACAACGCCAACATTGCCCCACTTCAAAGTCAGGTGCAGTCGCAGCATGATGCTGCAGAAAATGCGGTAAACCAATTCAACAGCTACCAGAGCCAACTACAAGATTCTTATAACCAGTATCAGACTGCTGCAAATAACTATAACAACTACGATAGTTATGCCAACACACAAACACAACAGTTTTTAGCCAAGGGTTACACCACGCAGCAAGGGGATTTCTACGGTCAATCTGTCACCTATTGGTACGACCCGGACGGTAATTTAGTAGGAAATGGCAACTATAGCGATCCGACCAGTTTCCTTCCGCCGGGATGGGTGACCAGAGATCAGACTTTGAGCACTGCCAACTCTTTGGCTAACAAAATCAATGATCAATACTCCACCTTCCAAAGCTTAGAAGCAACTGCCAAAACGGCTGTAGATACTTATAACCAGACCATTACCGGACTTACTAGCGCCCAGACCACTTACAAAACAATGGCGAGTACGGTCAATACTTTGAACTCGCAGATTACCGACCTGAACAATACGCAGTCACAGATAGCGACTACGCTAGGCCAACAAGTAGACCAGTACAACGCCACCGTTAAAACAATTGCTGACGAATATGTAACTCAAATTGGGGCGCAGGCTACTAACAGCGCCCAGGCTGCTTTGCTCAAGACGGCAAATGACGCTGGCTACAACAATATTAACGACTACAACGCTGGTCAAAATGCTGGCTACTCAAGCGGCCAACAATACTACGCCGCTACGAATGCAGGGTTTACTAATCCAACGGATTACAACAATGCCCAGTCTCTCGGCATTAGCAATGCAGCGGCGTATCAAAGCATCCAATCCTACGCATCCAATAACGGCTTTGGATCGAATCTGTCTGCGGCACAGCAAGCCCAAAGTCTTGGCTCTCTGAACGCATCGCAATACAACGCGCTGCAGGCATTTTCGTCCCAAGGCGGCTTCTCCAGTCTGTCTACCGCGCAGCAGGCCCAGAACCAAGGCTTTACAAGTCAGTCCCAATATCAGTCTGCCGTCGCAGGCGGATTCAGTAATGCAGCGGCCTATACCGCAGCCACCAATGCTGGATTCACTAACAATGCAACTTATCTGTCGGCAACAAACGCCGGGTTCACCAATGCGAACGACTACAACAAGGCACTGAACGAGGGCTTTAACAACGAGCAGATTTACCAAGCTGCCACAAATGCAGGGTTCACCAGTGCCTCGACGTATCAGAGCGCAATGAATGCTGGATTCCATGATTCATCCACTTACACGGCTGCTACTAATGCTGGCTTTACCGATGCAGTAACCTATACGGCGGCTACGAACGCTGGGTTCAAAAGCAACTCGGAATATCAAACCGCCACGTCTCAGGGCTTCAATAACGCCAATGTTTATGAAGCCGCATCCTCTGCTGGATTCAAGTCTGCCTCCGACTATCAGACCGCACAGTCTCTTGGCTTATCAAACAACTCTCAGCTGCAAAGTTTGCAGAACTACGCCCAGAATAATGGCTTTGGCAATAACCTGAATACGGCGCAGACAGCTCAGAATGCAGGATTTTCTAATCAGCAAACATACAATGCAGCTGTATCTGAAGGCTTTTCAGATAACAAGACATACCAAGCCGCCACCAATGCCGGATTTACTAATGCTGGCACCTACCAAACGGCTACACAGCTTGGATTTACCAGTCAGTCTCAGTACACCACGGCCACTAATGCCGGGTTTGAGAATGCCGCCACATACACGGCAGCTACCAATGCCGGGTTTACTGACGCCGCAAACTACAAGCAAGCGCTGACAGAGGGTTTTGCCAACAACCAGGTTTACCAAGCAGCCAAGAGTGCTGGCTTTACTGATGCAAACACTTATGCGGCTGCGCAGTCTGGTGGCTTTACAGACGCTAAAACCTATAACACCGCCACCAACGCAGGGTTTACCAGCAACAATCAGTATCAGACTGCTACCGAAGCCGGTTTCTCTGACGCAAAGACCTATACCGCTGCGACATCGGCTGGGTTCGATACCGCCAAGGAATACCAAACTGCTACCGGCGCTGGCTTCCAAACAGCGCAACAGTACAACACGGCGCAGTCTCTTGGCATCGACACCTACTCCGGCCTTCAAAAGCTGCAGACATTCTCTGATAGTGGCAAATTTAACAGTCTTGCCGAGGCGCAGCAGGCCCAAGAGGCTGGTTTTACCAACCAGCAGACTTATACAGCAGCCACCAAAGAAGGCTTTGATAATGCCGCCGCTTACACCACGGCTATCAACCAAGGCTTTGCTGATGCCAAGACATTTAATGCATCTCAAGCTGCGGGCACTACATCCGCTGCGGCGTATCAGCAATACACCGAGCTAGTAGGAAGCGGCGCAAGCACATCTGAAGCGCTGTCAATAGCCAACTTTGCTAACACGGTATCCAATCCATCAGACTACGCCGGTCAGATCAATCAGGCCATCAGCAATTCATTGTCTGGTTTGCAATTGGCTCAGGCTGCACCGCTTACCTCAGAGCTGTATCAGACCGCTCTGTCCAGAGCAAGTAATTCGCTCGTCAATATTCTTCAAGCAGCGGCGAATGATCCCAACTGGAAGACGGCCATCCCTGCGGTTGAATCAGTAC